GTAAAAATTTTATCTACAAAGTTTTTTATAAGTTTTTTTGAAGCTTCTATACTTACAACTGTATATACGTTATTTGCCATATTCTTTTTTTATTATATTATAAGAAATTATTTGGATTGATCCAAATATTCAACTCGATAAATTTCAATTAATTTGTCTGAATTATCAATAAAATCATAATGAATATCTACTGGTTCTGTAATTGTTTGTTCAAATTTCATAATCTATTATTTACCTTTTAGCATTTTTTTAATTTCTTTTTCTGTATATCCATATTTTGATAACAAAGCACTGCAACTATCTTTAGGCATTAATTCAACATAATCAATGGCTTCTGTTTTACTTACTAGATAGTGGTCTGCAATTTGTGAAACTAACTGAGTATCGTACTTATCTTCCTTTTTTCCTTTAATGTACTTAGCAAAGGTTCTCTGGGCAGGTAATAGGCCGTGATAGAGACGATAAGTATCTCTAGGTGATAGTAACCCAATTGTATATTTCTGTAACTGATTAATTACTTCAATTAGTTCCATTCTCATTGATAACCATCTATTAACAATAAAAGGAGCGAATTTCTTTTGATCTATATCTGTATATTTAGACCATTCTTTCTTTTCATGTGTCATTCCGTTCATAAAGTCGAAGATAGTTGCAGGTTTTTTTGTCATAGTTTATATTTGTGTTTATATATGTTAATAAATGATTCGCCAACTGCTAATTCTAATACTACTGCATTTTCAGGAACTCCTGGCATTTTCTTTTCATTTACAACGTCAACATTTTTATTTTTAAATATTTTCATTTTGGTCTTAGCATTTTTTCTATTTGAGTTTTTAAATACTAAAACAACAGGACCTTTTATATATGGAGTTCCCATTATTTTACCTCCGGTTGAAATTCTTCTGGAACATGTCCACAATCATCACATCTAAATACTGGTACTGGATATACTGTGTCTTTGTCTTGGCCAGTTAAGAATCTAGATACTTTGTTAATACACATAACTTGTCTAAAATACATACCTCCACATTCTGTGCATATCATAGGTTTTAAATCATTTGGACTGATATTTGGTTGTGATGTGTTCATATTATTCCTTTATAATTCATTCATTAATTTTACAAACATTGCCATGATATTAATTTCTTTATCTACAACACTAGTGTCAGTATATTGAGATTCTGCTATAATTAATATACATGATGCTATGTTACCAATAGCAAATTCATCTAAATTATCATATAAAAATGTATATAATGGCGTGAAGTCTTTAACTTTACTATCTGCAATAATTTGTCTTATTTGTTTAAAAGATTCTTTTTTATCTTTAATATTTTTTAAAATATTTAGTAATTCAGTCATATAATTAGCTTGTACTACACTATTTTTGTCTAATGTTAACTTACCTTTAACTACATGACTCTGTGCTGCGTTAATTGCTCTACGAATATCAGGATATGAAGAATTGATAATAGCAGCTACGTCTTTAATGTCATATTCTACTTGTTTTTCTTCTAATACTGTAACTAATCTTTGAGCTACATCTTTTTTGCTAGGAGGCATTATTCCAAATGTCTGGCATCTACTTTGTATTGGATCTATAATCTTTTCAACATAATTACAAGTTAATATAAATCTTGTAGTTTTACTATATGTTTCCATTAAGTTTCTTAATGCTGCTTGTGCATTAGGAGTAAGATAATCAGCTTCATCTAATATAACAATTTTCCATCTTTTAAAACCTACTGTAGATGCATATCTTTTTATTTTGTCTCTTACTGCGTCTACTGAGTTTTCATCAGATGCATTAATATACATTAAATCTGCATCTACATTGTTTGCAATAATTTTTGCTAATGTAGTCTTACCAGTTCCTGCTACTCCATATAGTAATAGATGAGGAACATCCCCATTTTCAATGAATATTTTAACTTTATCAATAATATGTTCATTACCAATATATCCATCTAATGTATTGGGTCTAAATGCTTCTACCCAAAGTGTATTTTCTGTTACTCCAAACATAATCTATTTTTTTCCCGTTGACCCAAATCCTCCAGAACCTCTATTTGTGTCGGCTAATGCTAATACAGGATTCCATTCTATTTGTTCAACTTTATTTAATACTAATTGTCCTATTCGTTCACCTTTTTCTAAGGTAACTTTTGATAATCCATGATTAATTAGGATTACTCCAATTTCTCCTCTATAATCTGCATCTATAGTTCCAGGAGAGTTTAAAACTGTTATTTGTTTTTTATATGCTAATCCACTTCTTGGTCTAACTTGTATTTCATACCCTATAGGGATTTCAACATGTAATCCAGTTTTAATTAAAGTGCTCAATCCCGGACCTATAATTGCCCCATGAGTTGATCTAACATCACACCCTGCGCTTCCTATAGTTTCATAGCTAGGAAGATCATTGTCTGATTTATTTATTACTCGTACTTCCATACTTAATTTTGTAATTGAACTAACCAATAATTTGAATCAAAGTCTGTACCTGTAAAGTCTACCCTTGCTAATCCATTAGATGATATGTGCATTGTACCTTTATCGCCTTTATTTGCAGTTAATACTTCTTTTAGTTTATCAGCTGAAAAACAAATTGGATCTAACTCATTTGCTGTACCATCTATTTCAAATGTAACATTATCAGAATTAATAGTTGTATAATTAATAATAAACTTAATTTTACCATTTTGAACTTGTACTGCAAAATTATTTGCGTCTGGCAATGCATTTTTTGCTTTGATAAATTTATTAACAAATAATTCATCTATATCAATTGTAACCTCATATTCAGGTTCTGCGTTAATTGCAGGAACTGCTGGTATAACAGAAGTATCAGCTAACATAAAAGTCATTGTTGTACTTCCTTCTTTAATCTTCATTGCATAATTTTTGCCTTGAGCATCATTAACTTCAATATCGATTTTCTCACCTACTGCAGATAACATTTTAGTTAATGCACCAGTATGATTAATACCTAATTCTCCTGACATAAATGGATCTGTTTTCCATTTAACTTTACCTACTACGGTTTGATCTACATCTATTAATTCACAATTAACAGATTCTCCATTTGCTTTAACAGTTACAGCTTCACAGTTACCTGCTAGATAATATCTGTTTATAAATGATTGTAATTTACTTTTTTCCATTGTTCTACCTTTTATGTTTTAAAAAACTTATTAAATTGACTTGCATCAGTAGTTGATATACTATCACCACCAAATTTCTTATATGTTTTCTTATATGTTGCATAAACATTCATTGCATTATCCGGATCATCGAACATTGAATGTAATGATAATATAACATCATTTAAATCTTTTGGAATTGCTGTTTCTAACAATTCAACATGATTATTTACTAATTGACTAACATCTTTTGCAATCTCTACATATAAATGAGTATTATGTATAACCATTCTTGGCATACCTTCTTGACTATATCTATCTAATCCAGTTGCAGTCTGTCCACCTAGATAATCATATGTAAAGTCTTTACAAGCAGGACATCCTAAGCTACATGGGACTTTTCTAGATGTGTCAATATCTACTGTTTTATTAGCTCTACTTGCATGAGATTTTCTTCTATACTCATTATTCTTTGGAAAGTATAACTCGGTAAATGTTTGAGTCTTAAAATTACCAGAATGAAGATATGTTCCAAATACAGGATATTGTCCTGGTGAACTAGAATCTGTTGAGAATAATACTCTATTATCAGTTAATTTATTAATTAACTTTTGTAATGTTGCTAATATAAAAAAATCTGATATCTTTGATATACCTAATAAGTGTATATACTTTACATGTTTCTTTTCAAATTCTCTTTCTTTAAGCATAAGTGCTATAACATACATGAAATCTACTAATTTCTTAGGACCTCCAATGCACCATCCATTAAATGCAAAATCTTTAAATTTATGATACCATTGTGCATATTCTTCATGATATGTACCTTGAATAACATTTAAAAAATCTGTTTTACCTGTTTGCTTAGATTCAAAATATTTAAAATTATCAAAACTAATATCCATAGACTCTGCAAATCTATTTTCATATTTAGCTCTAGGTGGAATATCTAAATTTGCTGCTACATCAGAATTATGTTCTAACCATTCAAATATACGCTCACGAATTGTTCCATCCCATTTTAAAGCTCCAGTTGCTATTTGGAATCCTCCTGAATCTCCAAATACTAATACCTCATCATCTAATCCTAATTGATCACGGAAATCCATCTTTTTAAAATGATGTCCTGCAGTAATTAAGAAATATGGATGTCTCCATTCTTCTGGATACTCTTTTGAGAAGAATCTAGTTGTAGTTCCATCTTCAAATTTTGTATTCTTCTTGAATGCAGACACCATACTACCTGCGGATAATGATGGATAATATATAAAATTCTTATCCATCATATTAATCTACTATATTCCACTGTTCAGTTTCACCAATTTTAGCTAACTGTTCAAATATAAATGTTACAATTTCACTACTTTGTTTGTCTAAACAATTTTTTTCACTTAATTGTTCTGCTAAAGTTTGAAAAGGTTTCTGTATAGTATTATGTATTTCTTCAATACCTGTTACATCAATTTTCATGTTATTTCTCCTGTTTTAATAAGTGTAAGCAATAATCTAATTCATGCCACACATTGATTTCGTTATTAATTTTATTTGATACAATATACGCTTCCATTTGTCTACCTAAATCCGAAGTGTCTCCTATATAATCATGAATCTTTAAAGAGTTCATTGTATTCTCCAATATTGTTAATGCATCGTCTACATCAAATGCTTTATATAATCTGTCATCATCTATAAATTCTGGAAATGATCTAAAATTTGGATATACAATATCAGCTCCAAATATAGTTGCTTCTATAACAGTCCATGATACATAATCTTGTAATGCTGTATTAAATTGTATTGAACATGTTGCTAATTCTGTATAATATTCTTTTTTTGTCAAATTATTTAATAATTTAAATCTATTATTTTCTTTTGCTAATGTATTAAGACTTTCTATAACTCCAGGCAGCATTGATTTGAATTCTTTACCAGATGTTGTTACATGCCATTCCCAATCTGGATGCTCATTAAGAAATTCCCGAGCTACTTCCATCATAAAATATGGATTCTTTTCTTTGTCTAATCTACTTGAGTATACAACAACATTTTCACGATCCTTTAAAGAATCATAATCAGGAAGTTTATCTAATGTAGCTTGTTTGTCAATTGGTAATGAAACTACATGTATTGGAGATTCAAACCCAGCATTTCTTAATTGTTCTTTGTGTATTGAAGATCCTACAAATATGCCTGTCATTCTTTTATCTAATCCTAATTCAAAACCTCTCATCCAAGATTTCATTGGATATGTAAAATCATATTCGTCAACTGATTGAGCATGAAGCATTGCATATATATCCAATTTAATTCCATATAAATCTATTGCATATAGTATTGATTCAATTCCAGGATGCCAATAGTCTTGAAGAAATATAACATCGCCGTCACTTACTTCATCATTATTTAACATATCTAAAAAGTTACTACATTGACTCATTGCAAACTTACCTCTACCTACTGCATCTAATACAGCTCCAATCTTAATTTGCTGATCAGGATCAAATTCCCCTTCAACATCAATAAACTTAATTTTTTTATTATCTACATATGGTTTAAATGCATTTGGCATCCATTCTTTAGACAGTTGATATGTATATCTAGCCTTTAATGGTTCTAAACCAAAATAAAATACTTTTTTCATATTTTTCTTCTTTTTCTTAAATAAATTCATCATCTTTCTACTATTGCTCCATTTTCCCAATCTTCCCATACTTCTACTTTATATAAATTTTCATTTTCAGAATGAGTCAATATCCATTCTCCTATATCCTCACAGCTCATTCTACCAAATTCTAATATACTACCACCAAAGGTTACTCTTAATTGTTTTTTTAATCTTCGTTGCATTAAGATAAATTCTTCATCCCTATCTGTATGACTTACTTTTGCATAACATCGAAATCCAAACATATGTCTATGTCTATCAGATAAAAATCCTACTTCTGGAAAGATTTCCTTAGCTTCTGGCCAACAATGAAACCCTTCTAAGCTAAATGATACTACTACTGAATATTTCATATTTCTTCGTCAAATTTATAGTTATCTGGACTAATCTCCATCATATTACATTTAGTTACTTGATGAACTCTATACCAACCTGCATCAATTGATAATGTATCGGTATCTTTAAGCATTTCTAAATAAGGATCTGAAATCCTATATATAATATGACATCTATTAAATAGATCTGGTTTAATTGTATCTAAAGTGTCTTTAGTAGCTTCTATAGTAACAGCACAATTTGATTCATCTAAAATACGTCTAATACTTTCTAAATATTTTTCGTCTTTCATAGACTTTTTCATGAATTCAATTGTAAAATAATAATGAGGATATTCATTAAAATTTGTTACTTCTAAACCATAAGTACTTTTCATATTATGATTTAAATCTCTTATAAAGAAAGTCATAAGATCTGAATAACGACCTTCTACTTCTCTACCTTTCCATTGATGCTTACCGTACATATTTTTTCTTTATTATAAGTAATTTTATTGAACTATCCAAATGAAAAGAACTTATTCATGTTATTATTTTCAGGAAGTTTATCCCAATTCATCGATGCATAAAAGTCATCTAATTTACCTCGAATCTCTCTATCAAATATCTTATTTCTATCAATATATTTTTCAACAAAGTCTGTTATTTGATTAGGATCTTCATATCCTCTTAGAGCAATTGAATCAAAGCCCATTGAATTTGTTTTAAGATATGCCCATTTAATTTTATCGCCATTTTGTATAGTTGCAAAGTTATTTGCATTTTTATTTACTCCTAAATGCTTAAGCATATCATTATAATTTATTGAAGATTTAACATGAATTGGAGTTCCAGACGGATATCCAGATAATGTCTTTCTACCCTTTGTATATTTTGTAATATTCTTAACACCTGTATTCTTCATAACATCTAATATTGGAGAATCTTGTATTTTGTCTTTAAAATCCATTATCAAATTAGTTGTATCATTTTTTGACTTTTCTTTGAGTATATACCATAACGTTTCTTTCATTATAGTTTTAAACTCTGTAGGGAAAGATGATCTAACTACATCTAAGCCTTTTATATCCATTTTATCTGTAGGTTTGCCTTCTTTGAATATTACCCATTGAGCATATCTCTTTTTTGCTATCCATAAACCAGACTTAGCAACATATTCTTGTTTAATTTGCCATCTATGATCAGATGTATTATGAAAACGAACTGCATATTGATCATACATTTTATTTACATGAGCTTGTATTTCAGATGCTATTTCATTTGTCTTTTCAATCATAAACTTTTCGTCAGATTCATCAAATCCAGGATATCTTTTTTCTATAAGAGGTAAACTAGATACAAAAGTTGAATCTGTATCTGTATAAAATGAAAATTCTGCCTTATTGCCATTTGCATTAATAAAATAGTCTTTGCCTACTTCTTTCTTATAATACCCATTAATAACCTTTGCAGAAAATTTAATAACACTTTGTCCTGTAGCTGTAATAGCTCCTGCATTATCTAAATCATGAAATCTAAATGTCTTTAATCCTAATACTCCATAAAATGAATTTAATAATACTTTTTGTGTTAGTTGCATTGCATCATAAAACTTATACTTATCACTACCAACTTCATGATTATCTCGCTCGTTCTTAAATTTAACACGTTCGTCAAACCATTTTTCTAATATCTTTGGAAGAAATCCTTTACTTCTTGTATCATATACTACTCCGTTACTTGCAACTGTAAATTTATTGTCAATTAACCATTGTTTAATATCTGGAATAGTCTGTCCGTTGCATACTACACTAACAGCTTCTTTACTTAATAATGATTCTTGTTTCCAATGTGGAATAACACCTATTTTAGTTTCTGGAGATATATTAAGACTCATAATGATCGATGGATACAGAGAAGTTAAATCTAAATCATATATCCATTTATATAATCCTGGAATTGGAGGCATAACATATGCACCAGCTAGTTTATTCTGCTCTTCATCCTCAACAAATCTAAATTGTTTATTTGGAGCTACTAATCCGTTTCTTTTTAAATCTACAATAGCTGCGCCATCAAGATATTTAGATGCATAATAAACATCTTCATATGGAACATGCCCTTTATGGCATATAGTTCTTGCTAACGCAATCAATTGCAATTTTTCATCTAACTCAAATACAAGATCAACATCAGTCATATTGTATTCTATAAACTTGTTAATATCTGAAACAAATAAATCGTCTAAATCTCCATCATATTCAATTTTACCTTTGCCTAATTCTGTCTTACCTACAGTGTCTAATCTATAATTAGGAAGTTCTGTATATGTGAAGTTCTTATATAATTTAATATAATCTAAACTAGATACACCAAATATTTTATATCTTTCACGATGTTTATTCCATTCTACAATACCAGCTGGAGATAATTTATTTGCAGACTTAGGACCTAATACTTTTTTAATCCTATTAATAAGATAAGGAATATCATATCCATCAGTATTCCAACCAGTTATAACAGTAGGTTGTATTTCTGAAAAATAGTTAATAAATTTAATTAATAAGTTAGCTTCATTGTCAAATACTTCAACAGTATAGTTATCACCATATATAATATCGTCAGATAATCTATTTGCTTTATCTAATACTAATACTCTTCTGTCTTTGCCAACTTTATCATAGTATGCTATCGATGTTATTTCGGTTCTAACATCTTCTGGAGTAGAATATCCATCTGCGTCTTTTGCTGTCTCAATATCAAAAAAGAAATCAGCATGGCCTTTTGATACTAAGTCAGATTCATAATATAAATCTACTAACGTTCTAACTTCTTCATTTAAATCAGATTCATATGCATCTGAATTATCTCTATGATTACCTGGAGTCTTTACTAACTTAGTGCCATTTAATGATATGTATTCTCCACTAGGATTTGGAATATACCCATATGGCTTAAACTTAAAAGTTTTATGACCTAATTCGTCATCCCATACATGCATTGTACCTGTTTTCTTATGATATGCTATATTTTGATACATTTATTGTTTTTCTGCTTTTTTTATATTATACATTCCGTATATATTAATTGATATAATGACAAAACTTAATACTAAATGACTAAAATTATCAATAAAGAAATCATATACTATCCATCCAGTATCTCCTATAATCCAAGCAATCATTGCATACATAGTTAATTGTCGAGCATTATAAACATACCCTAACAATACTAATCCAGTACTAATCCATCCTAATAAGTCTATCATAATTATAATATAAGTAATTCTTTTTGTTTTTCCAATACCGGTAAGATAGCTAACTCTTTTGCCTTAGCTTCAACAACTATGTCTAGATTATCAACATCATAAGTATTAGGAGTATTTACAATATAGTCTGCGTGAGCAGGCTCTTTGATCTTACAAAAATTCTTGTATTCTTTTTCTATAGTCGGCCATTCAGATATATCTTCTAGATCTATACTATTACGTTCTAGCATTCGTTCTACTAATAGTTTCTGCTCTTGTCGTCTAGACTCAGAGTAATGAGTACATTGAGTAACGCCATGTTTCTCCCAGGTAGACCTCGCCATAAAGAATGCCTCACGTTCAGATAAATCGCCTGTACAGAAGGTATGATGCCAATAGTCAAATGTAATAGGAATACCAATTTCTTGGTGTATAAGCTCGTATAGATGCCTTACGCTATACATAGATGCCTTGTCATCATTTTCTAAAACTAATCTAGACTTGCAAGAGTCAGATAGTCGGTGCCAAGTCTTGATCCAGCGCTTAGCAGTAGCTTCACGATCACCATAAGCACCAGCAACATGAATATTGATCTTGTTATGGAAAGACGGCTCATAGCCCATAAGGTCGAACATTTCAGAATGTCGTTCTAAGCCAATAATACTTTTTTCTACAACATCTTGCCTAGGAGAACCTAATACATGAAAAGGACCTGGATGAGTAGTTAGTCTATGACCATGCTGTCTAGCAAATTCGCCGGCAGCGTATAAGTGCTCAGAAATTTTGTCAAAGCCAGGCAAATCATGTAATTCATAATGATCGTGCCATGGAAACAATTCGGATCCTACACGAAATAAAGTAATACCATGCTCTTCGTTCCATTTAAGATAACTAAGTAAATCTTTAGCATTGTCTAATGCCTTGTCGCTAATAAGTTGTAAATTATCAGGATACCAAGAAGCTTTTCTAGCCGTACGAGAAGTAGTAATTCTACCACCTAATTTCTTAGGTCTATTTGTCAGTGTCTGATTGACACAAGCGTAACCATATCTAACCATTTTTATTTTATAATAAGAAATATTTTTGTAATATCCAAATTTAAGAATAGGATTGTAATAATCTTAATACTTCGTTTAGTGCCGAATGTCGGTGATTATCTTTTAAAGTAACAGCGTGTACAAATTTGGAATCTTTAACTTTAGGAACATCATGTATAGCTGAATCGTTTCCAAATTTTAAATCAATTTGTTGAGGATCGCCTGTTAATATCATAGTTGAACCCTTGCCTAATCTGCCTAATACCATCCCTAATTGTTGTTTAGTTAAATTTTGAAATTCGTCTATAATTACACACGCATTTTCAAATGTTCTACCTCTAAAATGAGATAAGGATACTAACTCAATATTTTCATCATTTTCCATTTTTTCTAATATAGCGGGTTTGTTATAAACTTTTCTCATATTAGAACGAATTGGAACTAGCCATGGTTCCATTTTTTCATTTAATGAGCCAGGTAAGTACCCATTATCTTCATTTGATACAGTTGGTCTAGTAATAATAATTTGATTAACAGTTCTTTTAAAAAACATATCTAATGCAACTTGAACAGCTAATAATGTTTTACCACTTCCAGCTTTTCCTATTATAAAATTATAAGGATGATTTAATATTTGAGCTTTAGCTAATTTTTGTTCATCTGACAAGGTAATATTAAACTTAACATTTCCTTTTGGTGGATTTTTATCTTTGTTATCTGGCATATTATATACTTTTTATTTTTATTTTTATATCATGTGGAGCTGTTTCATCTCCGCCAAAATAAGGGTATAAATAATATCTTCGGATAGATTGACTATTACATGGTCTATCAATTGTTACTGTGTCAATATCAACTGATACATGATAATAATTTTCATCAAATGTTATACTAAAATTAACTATGGTATTTAAGTTAATAGTTGATATTTTAGCAAATGAAAAATTTTCATTAGTATGTTTAAACCAATGTATCTCTAAGCTATCATTTAACCATCTCCAGCCTAATCGCATCGATGTTTTAGTATGATTATCGTTGCAATCACTTAATCCATACAATTTGTTAATATCATATTGATTATTTGTATCTATACTTTGATATATAGCAGATTCATCAAATATTGCTTGGAACTGTAAACAATTTGTTTTAGTAGTGTTATAACTTCTCCTAGATGAATGATTTCCTTCTTTAATTACATAATCACGAAATCCAAATTCGTCAATTTTTTTACATGACGAAAAAAGAAAATATAAAGACATTGCAAGAATGTACCAAATAATTGAAACAGCTATAGCATGCCGTTTTGACATTTGTGACTTTATTACGTTTCTATCTCTTTTTATCATATTAATTTGAAACCATGGATATTTCCATTTCTCTTACTAATATATATTCAGTACCATCAAATTTTATTTTCTTTTGACTACCTAAGTTGTTTTTACTAATTAATACAGTGTCACCAGGATTTACTGACATTGGAAGTCTGTTACCAGTTTGAGTAAATAATCCTGGACCTATTGCTATAACTTCTGCATATACAAATTCTTCGTCATATGCTCCATCAACTAATATAATTCCACTTTCTGTTTTGTCAGACTTTTTTTCTTCTTTGATTAGGATTTGATCTCCCATTGGTTTCATTTTCATAACTTTCCTTTATTTTATGTTTTCTAATATATTTCGTAATTTATCTATCATTTCCTGCACTTCTTCAGGATCCATTGTTATTGCACAACAAATATTAACATTTTCTTCTATAGAGTCTAATATGTCTAACGCTTCATTCTTCAATGTCATCTAAATCTTCGTGAAATAATTCAATTTCATCTTCTTCCTTTTTCATTGCACATGCTGCACAACAATTTTCTGTATTTTGAGTTAGTTGAATTGGTTGAAACAACATTGTTAACAACGCAAATAAAAAACTAGTAGATTTTATAATTTTATTCATTTTATATTAAATTTAATAATTGATTTGTTTTTTTATTTACCCAATTTTCATCTTTGTCTGGATTTTGTACATGTAACAGTTCATGTACTATTGATTCTTCGCAAAGATCTATATCATGATAAATAATTCCTTCTTTTTTCTCGAAGTCTCGTTCAATGCCTACAAAATATGTTTCACCATTATATACAATTTGATTTGGATCTATTTTTTCTGTAGTTATTTGCCAATCAGTTATTCCAAAATTTAATTGCCATTTTTTTATCAAATAATCTATCATACTCCTCTTTCTGTATCAAATGCTATAATATGATCTCTACCTGTCATATTATATCCTTTTTCAGCACATAATTCAAATACTAATGGATACATTTTTACCAATGTTTCTCTAGTATCACCAGCAGGCATTATAAATGTTTTATTTTTTGGAATATTCATTTCAACCCTAAATGCTTCTATTTCTTCTAGATTTTCATCTGTGCCATCCCATACAGGTTTGAAATGGTAGTCTTTATGATATGCAATTGTTTTTGCGATAGCTTCTTTATTTAATCTAAGTCTATTATGGACTTTAACCATTCGCTCGTCGGCGATAGCCCCATTAGGTGTAACAGCACCAAGTACAGGCACACTATTAGAAAATTTAGGACTAAGACTAATAAGATCCAAAGGATAGTCTGTTTCAAGAAAGTGAGAACCTTCTGTCTCAATTGTAACCAAAATGTCTCTTTCATTTGCAAAATGTGTTATTTCATTTACTAAAGCAGGATGCATTGTAGGTGAACCACCTGTTAACATCATTTCTTTAACATGAGGATTATCATCATATATTTTAATAATATCATTAAAAGTAAATGTACCTTTTTCTGGGTGTATACTTGTGTACCAAGAATCGCACCAACCACCTTCTCCAAAGTAGCATCTGTGAGTACAACCTGTTGTTCTAACTGCAATAGTTGGTCGGCCAAATCTGCTGCCTTCTGATTGTACACATCTGTATACTTCTAAAACAGGAAGTACTTTATTATAATCTTCAATTCGCTTCATAAATTGCTGTATTTTTTTTATTTTCAAAAAATTCTACTTGAGCTATTTTTACTCTACCATTAGTCTCTTCAATAACAAAATCATTTAATTTATTAAAAATATATTCTGAAAATTTTTCTGCGCCTACCGGACCTTCTAATACTCTTAATTGAATAATACCTTTTTCATGCATTTTAGAAAATATTTCCAAATGTGGATCATTTTTTGCTATTACTGTAGTATGATCAAACATATAATCCATCCATTCTTTTGCAGACATTCCGTCAATTTTTGTCTTAGATCGTTTCATTCCTCCAAAATCCCAAACCCAATTTCTGTAATCTAGTTCTCCTTCGAATGTAACTTTAAATTCTATTGCATAACCATGCAAAAATTTGCAATGTGTGTCTGTTGCTTGCCATTGACGAAACACTGTGCTAAATCCGTCAAATAATTTTGTTGATTGAAATTTTCCCATTAATATCCTTTTACAAATTCATAAAATTCAGCTCTTGTTGAAGTATCATCCTTAAATGCTCCTGTAAGCTTACTTGTTTTCATTGATGCGCCACCATGTTTAACTCCTCTACATGATACACAATTATGAGTAGCATCTATCATTACTGCTACTCCGTTATTGTCATTAATAATAGTATTAATTGAATTGTGAATAGCAACTGTTAATTGTTCTTGTATAGCACCTCTTCTACCAAAATGCTCTACTAATCTATTCAATTTACTTAATCCTATTACTTTACTGTCTTTACCTGGAATATAAGCTACATGAACTTTACCCATAATAGTTTGATGATGATGTGAACACATTGATGTTAATGGAATACCACCTTCAAATACCATACCATCATATCCGTCAGATGGAAATGCTGTAATGTTAGGAGATCCTTCATATCTACCAGCCCATAAATCAGTTACATATGCTTTTGCTACTCTCATTGGTGTATTATCTGAATTTGGATCGTTTCTCCAATCACATTTAAGTGCATCTAAAAAATTACCAAAATGTTCTGCTGCTTTTTGTATCATATCAGATTTTGCTTTATCATCTAACGGACCTCCAGGAGCTACTCCATTAGCAAAACCTTCTTTTACTAGTTCAATCGTTTTCTTTGTTGTCATGTTTTAATTTTAAATTTGTTAATAACTTAGCTATAGATTTAGCAGTTTCTAAATTAACTGTTAACCATTTTTTATATTTTTTTTGCTGTATAATTAATTGATTACATTTCTCATATTCTTCTAGATGTTCTCCAACACTAATTAAAAATGACAAAAAATCATCAATATCTTTTTCATATTGAATCATTACTGCATCATTTAGCATATGTAACTCTAAACCATCTTTATCAGATATTATAGAAACACATCTATGAAACATTTTACTATCTACATTAGAAGGATCTAGAAAATTAAAACTCATTTTTTATTTTATTATAAGGAAATTTAATTAAATATCCAAGTTATAATATAGTCGGGTAATCCAATCATCAGCTCTCATTATTGTATCTCACACGCACCGCCTGCACAAGCTAATTCTCCTGATAGATCGGTATTATCATCTAATTCAACGATATTTGAAACATCTACTTCTTTTAACGTTTCCATTAATCTATTATATGTTTCTTCTGAACAGTCTTCAAATGGTGCTTGGGTATAACTACCTCCATCATAATTTAATACCGATAATCCGTTATAATGTTTTCTATTATTCCACATCCAATCTCCAGCTAATTCCCATTCGTCATCTTTTAATGAAACAGTTGCTGATACATTATGAGTATTTGATCCGTTTCTATGTCCAGGTGCAACCCATTCCATTGCTATCTTTTTTATTCTTTCTAATAATTGAAAAGGAGACTCGGTTCTCATAATAGCTCCTTCTGGTGCTTTTTGTGGAACACTAATTACTGCAGTATCATGTGGTCTAAAGTATTCATCTTCTACTAGCTCTGGATGATTCTCTATTAGATACTTATATATTGATTCATTTTTACCAACTCTAACTCTTCTAATATAAAAATCATTATGCCATGCATGGATACCAGATGAAGTTCCTAATGCTAATGATGTTGTTCCAGCTGGTTTAACGGTTGTACATCTAGCTGATCTATTAATACCAATCAATTTAGCTACTCTTGTATTTTCACGCTTAACAACGTCAGCTCCTTTTGTCATATCATAGCCTAATACTGTGCCAGATCCTATACCAGTCATTGATATACCAATTAACGCATCTTTTTCAGTGGTTTCTCTCCATATATCTCTTAAATAATGAAAGTCTGTATATCCTGCTTGTAATGTACCTATAAATGCTGCACCTTTTACACGAGCATTAAAATCTTCTTGTGATTCTAAATCTGATGCGTTAACTTCACATAGGTTACAAAATTGATATGGTCTTAATGCTATTTCACAACAAGGATTTGTTCCCCAATCTTTATCATTGTTAAGATATATACCAGGTTCTCCAGCTCCTGATAACTCTACACGTTTCCATAAATCCATAAAAAAGCTTTTAGTAATTTTATGTCTCATTAATACTGCAGAATTATTAGCTCTACCTCTTTGTGGATCTGTTTCCCACCAATTACCAGCTTTTGATCCAATCATTTCGTCATCAGATGCAGAAAATAAACTAATTAAAGCTGCTCTTCTAATACCACCAGCTAAAACTGCATCAGCAATATGGCAAACTATATCATTTACTTCTAATGTTGATAATTTATCGCCATCTTCTTTTTCACTTAAAATACCTGTTATTTTTACAATACATTCTTTAAGTGGTTGAGGACCAGGTGCTTTACCGCCAGACGTTACTAATTGTGCTCCTTTTGGTCTAACATCAGAATAATCAAATTCTATTCTAGAACTTTTACCATTTAAATAAGATTTCATTAACACTTTGATAGCATCTGCCCATCCTTCGATTGAATCACCTATTAAAAATCTACGTTTTCTTTTAGCGTATGGTTTGTTAACAGGAGGCAATTTATCTACATGATGATTTTGTACTGAATAACCTACACCAGTACCGCCTAACAATAAAAACATTATTTCACTAAATGAGTCAATATGGTCTAATGGAAGATATGCACAATTATATACTCTATTTGGAGATATTTCAATTGGCTTTCCACCAAATTGTAATGATCTCATTGAAGGTAATATTTTTTTATTATAAACCATTTTGTAAACATTTTCAATTTCATCTTTTAACTTTGGATATCGTTTTATATGCATATTTTTGTTTCTAGTAACAAGCTCTGTCCAAGTTTCTCTTCTGTTAAATTCTGGTATGTATTTTGCATACTTCATATGCACTGTTATATCTGATAAAATTTTATTTGAAATGTTCATATATGTGACTCCTTTTTTTATTTTTAGACAAAAATAGACCCCAACTTTGAGGCCTACAATTAATTTATTATAAATATGATTACTATCCTAAACTTCCGCCTAAATCTTTAAATTTTTGTGCTAAATTTTTCTTAACTAATGTTTCGCCAGTCTTCATTGTTTGAGTTGTTTGTCTACCTTGAGTAGTCTGCGGTTCAAAGAAATTAAACTGACCGTTATTTGTATTTATTTTACTTGGTAATGTAATACCATCTGGTCCAAATCTGTTTTTAATAACATGACCTCTACCTGTTCCTGATAACTTGTCTTCTACTTTTCTTGACAATGACATTAAAAAATCAGCTACCATTACTTTACCATATGAAGATGCAATTTTATCAGCTTCAATAATATCATCTTCTAATGCAGATCTACCTGCTTGAGATGCTGTCCATACTGGTATTTCATATTCACCTGCCATACCACGCATTTCTTCATATAGTTCTTCTAAAGCTTCATGCTTATCTTTTTTAGTATTAACTTTTAAAAGATCACCATAATCTATTACAATTAGATCTGGTGTATTTCCTAACATAATTGTTTTTTCAATATGAGCTTTAATACCCATTACTCCTGTAGATTTAGTCGGGTAATATTTTATAATTAATTCTCCATTTAATGTTTCTAACTTTTCTTCAATATCATCAGTATGATTTTTTAAGTTTTGAGCTGCAATGCCAGTTACAACGCTATCATATCTTTGACCTACATAATTGTCATTTAATTCTAATGTATAATGTATAACTGTTTTACCTTGCTTTACTGCATTTGCACCAATATTGATAAGCATCCAAGATTTACCAATACCAGCTGGAGCCATTACTACACCTAATTCTCCTGGAGCTAATCCGCCATCCATTAAGTCGTCAATAACATCCCATCCTGTACTAATAGTATGCCTCGCTGATTCTGTATATCTTGCTACTACATCTTTTTTATATTCATGTCCAATATCTGTATCAGCACCTGCTTTCATTGCAGAATCCATTTTACTTTTTATTTCATCATAACTACCTAATTTAAGTAATCCAACTGAATCCATAATAGCTCGTTTAATTTCTTGATTCTTACAAAATTTGAGTATTTCATTTTTTACAAATTGTAGATCATCTGACTCCATATACCGGAATACATCTTTTAATTGTTCTAAAATTGCTGTTTTTAAAACATCATTATCTATTTCAGTAACTTTAACTTTTAATACATCTTTTGAGGGAGGAGTTTTATATTCTCGAAAATGTTCTATTAGAATATCTAGCAACCAACTATTAGCATCAGATTCGAAATAATCCGACTGGATAATATCTGCAATTTGTTGTAGAAATGTTCTATCCACAAACATAGCTGCCAAAACTTTAACTTGAAATGTCCATCCATACTCACTTAACTTATCTGTCATATATTATTATATAGAAAATAATTAGTAAATCCAATTATTTTGTTTTTTGTGCAAATGCACTTAATGATAACCAGGTATTATTTAACCAGTCTGGCATATTTTTCATTACAGACCACATTTTATCTTCCATAAATAATCTTCTAAATTCAGCTTTATTTAATTCTGATACTTGGGATTCCATGATTTTTCTAATATTACTTTTTGTTTGAGCTGGAATATCTAATAGTTTTAGATTCATTAGTTTCCAATTGTCAGAAATTATATTCTGATTGTCTAATATTTTTTTATATGTTTTAGATTCATCTATTTTATTATTACATGTTTCCCATAATGTATCTAATTCATATATCTTTTCATTATGTAGATTAGAGACATGTTTTAATAAAGTCTTTGGGCCAATACCACTTACTCCAGGTATATTATCAGATTTATCTCCAGTAAATGATCTAAACATTACATAGTTATTTGGATGAACTTGAAATTCCTCAATTAGTTTTTCGGTATCATATAGTTTCTTTTTAATAGGAGACCAAATTTGAATTTTATTATTAATTAATTGATAAAAATCTCTATCTGTTGATACAATTGTTATTTTTTTACTTTTAGCTTCATACATTTCTGTAATATATGCAATTGTGTCGTCAGCTTCAATTCCATCCATTGATAAAAATGTAACTGGTAATGCATCTAAGTATGAAACTAGTCTGCTAAATTGATGACGCATAGCTTCTTGCTCATGTTCAATACTAGGCATATGATGATCATGTCTTCGCAATCTTGTTTTATTAACACGATTACCTTTATAATCCTTATAAATCTTTTTTCTTCGCTTAGATCCGCCAACTCCATCAAATACGATGATACATCTAGAAGGCTTAAAATCTCTTACACATTTTCCAATGCTATATAAAAATCCTGTAATACCTCCTATATGATCACCATCTTCGTTAGTTGAAGGAGTTGCTGAAAATGATCTAATAAAAGTATTGAGTCCGTCAAAAATCATAATATGATCGTCAGGACTCTGATTAATACTTTCTTTGTCTTTCTGAAGTTGCTTAAATAATTCTTGATATTTATTCATTATGCTTCTTCGTTTACAACTTCTTCATCAACTACTACATCGTCAATACCACCATCTATGCCGGCTCTGTATTTAAAAATATATGCTTCGCAAATTCTATTATAAAGTCTATCTTTCATTTCAGTATTTTGTATTACTTTTTCTATAAAGTCTTTACTTTGAAATTTAATAGTATCTAGAACTTCTCCAGTATCAGGATCAACATCATCTAATGAATACCAAGCTCCTGATTGAGAAACTAATTTAAAATTCTTCATGATATTTAACCAACCACCATAGTTGTCAATTCCACTATCATAATATATTTCATAATCAATTTTTCTATTAGGAGGACCCATTCTATTTTTTACAACATGTACATTGGTTTTATTTCCAACTACTTGGTCTGTTCCGTTTACTCTGGCCTTAATCATACCAGTATTTTTTAAACGAAGTCTAACAGATGAATGAAATGGCAGAGCTTTGCCACCTGCTGTAGTCCATGGATCTCCAAAAGATACGCCTAATTTAGTTCTTAACTGATTAGTAAAGATTAAACATATTCTTTCTCTAGCTATCCAATTGGTAACTTTTCTCATGGCTTTACTTAATATAATAGATTTAGATGTTGCATATCCATCCTTATCATATTCCATTGCCATTTCTATTTTAGTAGATGCACCCATTACTGAGTCTACTACTATAGTTACTAATCTATCTTTATCAGACTTTCTAACATTTTCAACAATTGTTTCAATAGTTTCAAATATTTCTTCAATTGTTTCCAATGGAACATATAACATAGTTTTTAAGTCTACGCCTATTGCTGTTAAAAATTCTGCACTACTTGCTGATTCTGTATCAATATATACTGCTAATCCGCCTCTTTTTTGTGTCTCCGCTAAGGTGTGAGCTGCTAACAAGGATTTACCTGAAGCCTCAAGTCCTGTTATTTCGGTAATTCTACCAACAGGAAAACCTCCATTAGGACGATTTGAAATAGCTAGATCTAACATTGAGCATCCAGTAGATACCCATTCATTAACATTTGTAGGAGCATCATCATCACCATCTAGAAAAAATGCTGACTTATAATTTTGTCCTTTAAATTGTTTATTGATACTATCTGCTAGAGTTGATGCTAACGAATCTTCCAGTTCGCTCTTTTTCTTTGCCATAACTGTCTTTCTTAATTATTGAATAAATCGTCAAATGCTTCAGCTACGTCTGTCTTTTTAGTAGCATTATCAGTCGACTTTGTCTCAGCTGGCTTTGAATTTGCTGCTGGTGTAGATGATGTATCTGAGTCTGCATTTTCTGGATTCATCCAATCCTCTAATGCTTTCTGTAATTCATCATATGTTGGCTCTGGAAATAGATCTGTTATCTTAGGTTGATCTAATATTGATTTTGCAATTGCTTTATCTTCAGTAGCTGGTGCTGTATTAGGTTTAACTCTAATAGCAGTCTTTGGATATTGCCCTGGGCCTTCTGATGGTGTAAATTCAACATCAATGTCTCTACCATTCATTAAGTCGGTAATATCTCCATAATCTGGATCTGCTATAATAGATAATAATTCAGAATAAATTGTTTTTCCAAATCCCCAAAATTTAACGCCTTCTGATTCTTTTCCTCTTACTATAACAGGAACATATGTTCTCATTTTAGGCTCAATTTTTCTACCCATTAACCAGTCGTCTTTATCGCCAGTTTTCTTTAATTTTTCAGCAAACTCTACTACTGGATCTGCATTACCAAATGTGATAGGCGAAAGCATACTACGCTTTGCAATATCATAATGAAAATACATTTCTAAAAAAGGGTTTTCTTTGCGGTGAACGTAAGGGACTATTCTTACTCTTTGCTTACCAGGTTCTGGTCTGAAATAATTATTTTTTCTGTCGTTAGTCGTGTTTAATTGGTTAAGTTTCGCTCTAATAGCGTTTAAATCTAAACTCATTGTTTTTTCCTTTAATTGTTTAATTGTTATTATTTGTTTTATTTATTAATTATATTATAAGTAATTAATTCGTTAATTCAAAGTTATTTGTGTAATTGTTTAATTTTTTATTGTTTAATTTGGTATCCAAGTCTTTGTAATGATTGTCGTACTGTAGGAATATTTGTTGACCCATGATAGTTCATATCATATAATTCATCTCCAACATCATCAATATAATCTTCTACTGATCTTTTTAATATTTGAAATATTTTATTTAATGTGTTAATATCTTTGATTGCTGCAAATACGCTTTGAATAGCTGCTTCTGAATCATTTCCTAATCCTATGCCGGTTGTAGTAATTGATATAACCGGAGCATCTGCTCTTTTTAATATTTCTGCCATTCCAGCAGCATCAACTTGTCCT